AAGTAGGCGCTAACTCTAAAGTTGAAATGAAAGAGAAAAAAGATAGAGTAGAGGATGCTATTTATGCTACCAAAGCAGCGTTAAAAGAAGGGATAGTTCCTGGTGGTGGAATAGCACTGTTAAACGCATCTAAAAAAATCTCCGCTGAAGCGGTGGGTGAAGAGATAATTCTTAAAGCTATTCAAGCGCCTTGCAGTACTATACTAGAAAATGCTGGCTTAAAACAAAATATTGATTTTGATGAAGGTACTGGTATTAACGTTGTAACTGGTAAACCTGTTAACATGATAGCTAGTGGTATTATAGATCCAGTACTTGTAACTAAATCTGCTCTTAAAAATGCAGTAAGCGTAGTATCAACGATTATATCTGCAGATTGTGTAATTTCAAATATGAGGATGAATGAAAGCAATCAATAGATATATTATAGTAGACAAAATAAAGACAGAACCTAAAAAGGTTGCTGGTCTTATAATGACGGATGATACAGATGTAGATAACCGTTATATAAAAGCAAAAATAATATCGTGTGGTAATTTAGTTGAAGGTTTAAAAGACAGTGACACGATATATTACGATAAACATGCTGGACACGACATATCATGGAAAGATACTCTTTATAGAGTTATTCAAGATAGAGATGTTGTTCTAGTAGATTAAGCCCAAACCATAAACCAAAACCCTTAAACTTAAAAACAAAAATAAATTATTAATTAAAAAAAACAAAAATTATGAAAAAATTTGTTGTATTTCAATCAGGAGCAGTAGATAGTGACTCTGTAGGTTCTGCTGATGATGGAACTAATTTAGATTTAGCAGCTTTTGATTTAGCATTGTTACAATGTATGACTGGTACTGAAGACACTGTAGAATTAACTTTTGCTGAAACAGGTATGTTTCATGCGGCATCACACTCTACAGGATCTGACGCTACAGATGCTTTAGAAAACTCTTTAGTTATTTTAACTGTAGCTGAAGGTAAAGAAGCTGATGTTATTAAAGACATTGCTGCTTTAGCTAATGCTTCTCAAATTAATGGAGTTGCTGTTCCTGTATTTGACGCTGTTAATAGTAAGTATCCAATAAACAACGTTACTGGTGTAGCTATTAGAAGAACTACTACTTCTAGAATTGTAGCTTCTGCTTAATCTTGAATGAGATTAACCGCGCAGGATCTGCGTGACATGAATATCCTTAAGTATTACAGGCTCACTAGAAAGTGGGTCTGTAAAACTTACGGGTTAAAAGATGCAGATTTAGAATTATTAATTTATTTAGATTGTAAAAAAAGATTTACACGAAACGATTTTATCAACGGAGTTTATACATATTCGTGGGATAAAGCAAGATGGGAGAGATTAAAAAGAGAAGGTTGGATAGAAACTTGGAGACATAGGAATCGTACAACGATAATGTACTCCGTATTTAAAACTTCTTTTAAGTGCTCTCAAATGATAAGTAGAATATATAGAATACTTCTTGGTGAAGAAGACTTACCTACATCTGAAAGAAGTATATTTTTTAACAACAAATCATATACAGATAAAGTTTACAATAAAGCTATAGATGATATGATTAAAGATAAAGATAGATAATGGGATTTAAACTAGGAACAAATAGAGGTAACTATGCTACTGGTGGAATTATCAAAACAAAAATGCGTTTTGGTAAACAAGCTGGAGAAGTAGGCTCTGTACCTGGTACACCTATTATTAGAGTGCCATTAGAAGAAGGTATCATGGGTGAAGCTAATATGGATGGTAGTATATATATTAATAATAATATAATACCTGGTAGCAAAGAAGATAAACAAGTTATTAATCACGAAATGAGACATGCTACCGATATGAAACTTGGTAAACTAGCTTATGATGATAATAGCGTAACCTATAATGGTGATGTTTTTCCTAGAGAAACTGTAAACGGTAAAGATATGATTAAGGTTGATGGTGAATGGAAAGAAGCCGGTGATCATGGTTTTCCTTGGGAAGATGATGCTAACAATGGATCAGAAACAGTAGTGTAATATGTGGAAGTTATTTAAAAATAAAAATGATATAAACGAAAAAAATGTAGTTGGCTTTATATCTTTTGCTATTATGGTATTATTTGCTATTATAGATTTAGGTACTGCTGTTATATACATGGGTTATGTAGGAGGTGGAGAACTAGAAATTAACGATACTATATATAATTCTTTTGTTATGGTAACATTAGGATGTTTTGGTATTAGTGCATTTGAAAAAGTAAAAAACAAATAATATGTTAGGCAAACTATTTTCAGGAGGAGCTGCAGATCTTGTAAAAGGCATAGGTGGTGTTGTAGACAACCTACACACTTCTGCTGAAGAAAAGCTCGAGGCAGAAAGAAAAATAAAAGAATTAATTGCTAGTTATCAAGTTGAAATGGAAAAAAACATTACAGCAAGATGGCAAGTAGATTTAAAATCAGATTCATGGCTTAGTAAAAATGTTAGGCCATTGGTATTAATATTTTTAATAGTATGCACCATGCTATTAATATTTATAGATGCAGGTGCATTAAGTTTTGAAGTTAAATCATCATGGGTTGATTTACTTCAATTAGTATTAATAACAGTGATCGGCGCTTACTTTGGTGGACGATCATTAGAAAAAGTAAAAAAATAAAATTATGGGACAAAATTCAACAGATGTAGCTTATGGCTTTGGTCAATTTGGATCTACATTTTTAAAAGGTGATGGCGCTAAACTTCTTTTAACTGCATCAACAGCTAAATATTATGTTTGCGCTATTACAATGATAACAGAAGTAACTTTTCAAGCTCTAGAATCTCTTGATGGTGGTGTTAAAATGGGTATGGGTGATACCGCTTTTGTAGGTACTGATGTGTTAGCTATAGATAGTCATTGGAACGCTGCTGCAGCTGACACCACAGCTGAAACTAACGAAGATGCTGATCCAATAACAACTTCAGATGCATTTCCAAAAGGTATTACTATTTACGGTATGTGGGACAATGTAGAGTTAAATTCTGGATCGGCTATAGTTTATGTAGCTCCAAGACCAGATTACAGAAACAGAGCTTAATGTTAGGATTAGGAAGCACTGTAACTACATTTGAAAAACCATTTTCTCCAGACGATATAAATAATTTAGTTAGATGGTTTAAATGTAATACTGGTATACGAGCTAACGCTGATGCTAGTGGTACTACTGTAGACCACACTACGGACGCAGGTAATATGGCTGACGGAGATCAAATCAATAGATGGGTAGATCAAACTGGAGGAGCTGACGCCAGACAGGGAACAGCAGATGATAAACCGCATTGGGAAGTAGATGAGCTTGGCGCTTTGAAATTCGATAATACAGCTGATATGACGTTTACTACTGTAACAATAGCTGAAAATACAGATTTTACTATTATATTTAGATTAAAACCTATTACCTTTAGTACAGATGTACTAATAAGTGATGGTTCAAATGACTTTTTAAGATTTGGTAGTAACGCTAATATTAGAGCTAAAATTGGTGGTGCTGGTAATAACAACTTTAACGACGGATCAAATACTATTTCAACTAGTGTTTATTCTACTATAATATTTGTTAGAAGCAGTGGATCGGATGGAGTTTTAAATATATACGTAAAACCATCCAATGGCTCTGAAATAGACTGGGCGTCTGGTCACAGTAACACAGATAGCGATGAGCTAACACTGTCTATGATAGGCGCTGAAAGTGATGATTCAAAAAGTTTAGATGCTTTTGTAAAAGATATTTTGATATACAATGGTACAGCTATAACAGAATTTGAAAGAAAAGATATGTATAGTTATTTAGAAACACAAACTTATTAAATAATAAATTAAATTAAATTAAATCAAATGACAAAAACAAAATTAAAAAAGAAAAAAAGTACAAGTAGGATAATTAATAAATTAAAAGGTATTAAACCTGAAAAAGTAACAGAAGAACAATTAAAAAAAGTTCAAGATACAGTTAATTCTATAAATAGATCTCAATTAGAAATAGGTTCTATGGAGGTTAAAAAACATGAATTAATTCATAACGTAGCTGTGTTAAGAGAAGATTTAACATCATTACAAATTGAGTTTGAAAAAGATTATGGTACTTATGATATTAATATTCAAGATGGAACTATAAATTATCCAAAAGAAAATGGCGAAGTTAATAAGAAAGATTAGTATAGGTAAAGACTATAAGAACGATGCCATGCATTATGCTGTTGGTCAAGAGGTTTATGGTGGTCACACTATTTGTGATATATTAGAAGAAGAAGATAAATTTTCTATTTATATTAAAAAGAAAAAAGATGTACTACCTTGGAAAGACTTTAATAAAAACATGGCTGTATCTGTAGAATATAACTTAGAATACTAATGAAAAGCGTTTACAACTTTGTTGTAACACCAATAGGAAAAAGATATAACAATACTAAAAAAGTTGGTGATTCAGAATTAATACTTAATACTGAAATATTTAATCATCAATATATAAATAGAAAAGCAAGTGTAATATCAACTCCAATTATTGGTGAAACAGATATACAAGCTGGAGATGACGTTATAGTTCATCATAATGTTTTTCGTAGATGGCATAATGTAAAAGGTATAGAAAAAAATAGTAAAAGCTATTTTAATGAATCTACTTATTTTATAAACCAAGATCAAATATTTTTATACAAAAGATATTGGGAGTGGAAAACACCAAAAGGTTATTGCTGGGTTAAACCTTTAAAAGCTACAGATCAATTTAATATTGAACAAGAAAAACCTTTACAAGGTATTGTTAAATATTCTGATGGTACTGTAAACGTAAACGATATTGTAGGCTTTACACCAAATAGTGAGTATGAGTTTGTTATTGATGGTGAAAGACTATATAGAGTTTTATCTAAATTTATTACAATTAAATATGAATATCAAGGAGACGAAGAAGAATATAATCCTAGCTGGGCGCAAAGCAGTTGATGAGCTAATTAAGGTTGCAGAAGAAAAAATTATTACTAATACTGAAGATGATGTATCGGCTGATAGATTAAAAAACGCGGCAGCTACTAAAAAACTAGCTATATTTGACGCATTTGAAATACTTAACAGAATACAAGAAGAACAAAACTTACTCGAGGGTAAAACATCTGAAAAGAGAAAGGAAAAAGTCTTTAAAGGATTCGCAGAAGGTAGATCTAAGTAATGTACGATCAAAGTTTAGTTAATATAATAGAACCCATTAAAAAAACTACGATTACTAGAATGAATCGTGGTAAAAAATGGAAATATGGATATAACAAAGAGCATGATGTGGTTGTTATATCTAAAACAGGTAAAATAGGAGAAATATATGAAATTCAAAATCTTAAAATTGCTTTACCATCTATGCCCGTGCAAGTACATAAATTGCAAAAGGATAAGTGGTCAAGAATAGAACAACCAAAAGAATTATCACGTCTTAAAAATATATTTGATTGGAGGAGCTATCCAGAAGAATCAAAAGAACAATGGTTTGATTATATAGACGAGGAGTTTAAAAGAAGAGATGAAGGCTTCTGGTTTATGAATAATGGTAAGCCAACGTATATAGCGGGAACACATTATATGTATCTTCAATGGAGTAAAATAGATGTTGGAGCGCCTGATTTTAGAGAAGCAAATAGATTGTTCTATATATTTTGGGAAGCTTGTAAAGCTGATAAAAGATGTTATGGGATGTGTTACTTAAAGAACAGAAGATCAGGCTTTTCGTTCATGTCATCTGCTGAAACAGTTAATTTAGCTACTCTTGCAAGTGATAGTAGATATGGGATCTTATCTAAAACAGGTGCAGATGCTAAAAAGATGTTTACTGATAAAGTAGTTCCGATAAGCATAAACTATCCTTTCTTTTTTAAACCTATTCAAGATGGTATGGATCGTCCTAAGACAGAGTTAGCGTATAGAGTACCAGCAAGTAAATTTACTCGTAAAAAAATAACTTCTAATGAAAAGTTAGAAGAATTAGAAGGATTAGACACAACTATTGATTGGAAAAATACTGGAGATAATAGTTATGATGGTGAAAAACTAAATTTACTAGTACATGATGAAAGTGGCAAATGGGAGAGACCCGATAATATTTTAAACAACTGGAGAGTTACAAAAACATGTTTACGATTAGGTAGTAGAATTATTGGTAAATGTATGATGGGCTCTACTTCAAACGCATTAGATAAAGGTGGTGAAAATTTCAAAAAACTATACAGAGCGTCAGATGTCACGAGAAGAAATAGAAATGGTCAGACTAAGTCTGGTCTCTACTCTTTGTTTATCCCAATGGAATGGAACTACGAAGGATTTATTGACGAGTATGGAGTTCCAGTCTTTAATACTCCTGATGTCGATGTCTTCGCACCTGACGGCGAATTAATAGATATAGGTGTAATAGATAGCTGGCAAAATGAAGCTGATGGTTTGAAAGACGATCAAGATGCTTTAAATGAATTTTATCGTCAGTTTCCAAGAACTGAAGAGCACGCTTTTAGAGACGAAACAAAAAACAGTATATTTAATCTTGTAAAAATATACGAACAAATAGATTATAACGAAGAAATGTCTAGAACGCTAGGTATTACAACTGGTAATTTTCAATGGGTTAACGGTGTTAAAGATTCACAAGTAATTTTTTATCCAGATCCAAAAGGCAGGTTTAAAGTTAGCTGGGTTCCACCTCAGCAATTACAAAATAGAGTGGTACTTAAAAATGGTATTAAATATCCTGGTAATGAACACATGGGAGCATTTGGTTGTGACTCGTATGATATATCAGGAACCGTAGATGGAGAAGGATCTAAAGGAGCATTACACGGCTTAACCAGGTTTAGTATGGAGGACGCTCCTGCGAATAGCTTCTTTTTAGAGTACTTATCAAGACCACCTACGGCTGAAATATTTTTTGAAGACGTGTTGATGGCATTAGTTTTTTATGGAATGCCTATATTAGCAGAAAATAATAAACCTAGGTTATTATACTATTTAAGAAGAAGAGGTTATAGAGGTTTTAGTATGAATAGGCCAGATAAAGTCTGGAATAAACTATCAGTAGCAGAAAAAGAGGTAGGTGGAATACCAAACTCAAGTGAAGATATTAAACAAGCTCACGCGGCAGCTATTGAAATGTATATACAAGATCATGTTGGTATGAAGCAAGATGGTAGCTTTGGTGATTTATATTTTAACGCTTTATTAAATGATTGGGCAAAATTTGATATAAATAAAAGAACTAAATTTGATGCCTCTATAAGTTCTGGTTTAGCTATAATGGCAAATAATAGACATTTATATAGACCAAACGCAAAAGTTGAGAAATCAAAACTAAATATAAACATTTCCAAGTATAGTAATACTGGATTTAATTCACAAATAATAAAATAAATATGGCATATTCTAGTAACAGCTATTTTCCTAGTCAAACCGTAAGTGATGCTGAGAAGCTTAGTTATGATTATGGTTTAAAAGTAGCTAAAGCTATAGAGACTGAGTGGTTTAATAATGATTATAATAATAATAGGTATAGAAACAATATGAATAACTTTCATAACCTAAGATTATATGCTAGAGGCGAACAGTCGATACAAAAGTATAAGGATGAGTTATCTATAAACGGTGATTTGTCCTATTTAAATTTAGACTGGACACCTGTTCCAATTATTCCTAAATTTGTTGATATAGTTGTTAATGGTATAGCTGAAAGAACATATGATATAAAAGCATTTTCACAAGATCAATATGGAGTAGCTAAAAGAACACAATACATGGAATCTATTCTAGCAGATATGAGATCTAAAGAATTAGATGCTTTCGCTAAACAAGCTTTCGGTATTAATTTAACTGAAAATAATCCTGAGATACTACCTGAAACAGAAGAAGAATTAGGATTACACATGCAGCTTAGCTACAAGCAAGCTGTAGAGCTAGCAGAAGAACAAGCGTTAAGTGTTTTAATGGAAGGTAATAATTATGAACTTATAAAGAAAAGATTTTATTATGATTTAACGGTTCTTGGTATTGGAGCTGTAAAAAATAATTTTAATACTTCTGAAGGTGTTACTATAGACTATGTTGATCCAGCTAACTTAGTTTATTCTTATACTGATTCTCCTTATTTTGAAGACATATATTATGTTGGTGAGGTTAAATCTATTCCAGTAAATGAATTAGCTAAACAGTTTCCTCATTTAACAGAAAGCGATCTTGAGGATATAATGAAAAATAAATCTTATCATAGAAATAATAATCATAATAAATATAGTTCTGATAAAGAAGATAATAATAAAATACAAGTTTTATATTTTAATTATAAAACCTATATGAATGAAGTTTATAAAGTAAAAGAAACTGGAACTGGAGCTGATAAAGTAATACCTAAAGATGATTCGTTTAACCCACCGGAAAATATGGAAGGTGGTTATTCAAGATTACTAAGATCAATAGAGTGTTTGTATGAAGGAGCTATAATTTTAGGTACTGATAAACTTCTTAAGTGGGAAATGTCTAAAAATATGATGCGTCCTAAAAGTGATTTTACTAAAGTTAAAATGAATTACTCTATTGTAGCACCTAGAATGTATAATGGAAAAATAGAAAGTTTAGTAAAAAGAATAACTGGTTTTGCTGATATGATTCAATTAACACATCTAAAACTACAGCAAGTAATGTCAAGAATGGTTCCGGACGGTGTTTATTTAGATGCAGATGGATTAGCAGAGGTTGATTTAGGTAACGGAACTAATTATAATCCACAAGAAGCACTAAACATGTTCTTCCAAACTGGTTCTGTTATTGGTAGATCATTTACTCAAGATGGTGATATAAATCCTGGTAAAGTACCTATTAAAGAAATAACATCTGGATCAGGTGGTAATAAAATGCAAGCTTTAATTAGTACGTATAATTATTATCTACAAATGATAAGAGATGTAACCGGTTTAAACGAGGCTAGAGATGGTAGTATGCCAGATAAAAATGCTTTAGTTGGAGTTCAGAAGCTAGCAGCTGCTAATAGTAACACAGCCACAAGACATATCTTGCAAGCTGGTTTATTTTTAACAGCAGAAACAGCAGAGTGTTTATCTCTTAGAATATCTGATATAATTCAATACTCACCAACAAAAAATGCTTTCATACAAGCCATCGGAGCTCATAACGTTGCTACATTGGAAGAGATGTCAGAATTACATTTGTACGATTTTGGAATATTTATAGATTTAATGCCTGATGAAGAAGAAAAAGCTATGTTAGAAAATAACATACAAATGGCTCTTCAACAAAAGAATATAGAACTAGAAGATGCTATTGATCTTAGAGAGATCAAGAACGTAAAGCTAGCTAATCAAATGTTGAAAATAAGAAGAAAAAAGAAACAAGATAGAGATAGAAAGTTACAATTAGAAAATATACAGGCTCAATCTCAATCTAATACTCAAGCTGCGCAAGCAGCTGCTCAAATAGAAGTTCAAAAGAACCAAGCGTTAACACAAAGCGATTTACAGTTAGAACAAGTTAAAGCTAAATTAGAAGCTGAAAAAATGATGCAAGAAGTTGAATATAAAAAACAACTTATGCAGTTAGAGTTTGAAATGAGTATGCAGTTAAAAAATTTAGAGGTTAGCGGTATGAAAGAAAGAGAAAAACAGAAAGAAGATAGAAAAGATGAAAGAACAAAAATTCAAGCCTCTCAACAAAGTGAGATGATTGAACAAAGAAATAGTGGAAAACCACCTAAAAACTTTGAGTCTGCAGGTAATGATATACTAGGTGGCGGATTTGATTTAGGTGCGTTTGACCCTAAGTAAAAATTATTAATTATTATTATATTATATTATGGAAGAAAAAGATGAACAAGTAGTTGAAGAAACTACACAAGAGGCAACTGAACAAGTTGATGAAACAAAATTTGAAAGCGCTGATGACGATAGCGTAATTAAAGTAGATTTAAATAAACCTCCAACACTAAAAGAAGATGAAGCTAAAGAAGATAACACTGACGATAGCATAGTAGTTGAAGAGTCTGAAAAAATTGAGTCTACAGAAAAACAAGAAGAAGTACAACCGGAAGAAGAAGTACAAGAAACTACAGCTTTAGAAGAAATTACTGAAGATTCAACAGAAGAAGAAGTTGCTGAAGTAGAAGAAAAAGTTGAAGAAGCTATAGCTGAAGCAGAAGCTACCGGTAAGCCACTACCAGAAAATATTCAAAAGTTAATGGACTTTATGGAAGAAACTGGTGGAGATTTAAGTGACTATGTAAAGCTTAATCAAGATTACTCAAAGCTAGATGATCAAAATTTATTATACGAGTATTATAAGCAAACAAAACCTCATTTAAATAACGAAGAAATTAACTTCCTTATGGAAGATTCGTTCTCTTATAACGAAGAAGAAGATGAAGAAAGAGATATACGAAGAAAAAAATTAGCGTTAAAAGAGCAAGTTGCCAACGCTAGAGCCCATCTGGACGGGCAAAAGTCCAAATACTATGAAGATATTAAAGCTGGTTCAAAACTCACGAGTGAGCAACAGAAGGCAGTTGATTTCTTTAATAGATATAACAAAGAGTCAGAAGAGAATAAAAAAGTAGCAGAATCACAAAAATCTAATTTTTTAAAGAAAACAAATAATGTTTTTAATGATAAGTTTAAAGGCTTTGAATATAACGTTGGGGATAAAAAATATAGATTTAACGTGAATAATACTGAAGAAATTAAAAATACTCAAAGTGATATAAATAATTTTGTCAAGAAGTTCTTGAACGAAAAAAATGAAATGTCTGATGCTAAAGGGTATCATAAATCTCTATTTACAGCTATGAACGCTGACGCTGTTGCAAAACACTTTTATGAACAAGGAAAAGCTGATGCTATGAAAAATAGTGTAGCTAAAGCTAAAAACGTTAATATGGATCCAAGACAAAGTCATGGAACTATAGACGCTGGAGGTATAAAAGTAAAGGTGTTAGGTAATGATTCTTCTGATTTTAAGTTTAAAATTAAAAACAATAAATAACAATTTAAAATTAAAAAATTATGGCAATTACTGCAGGAGATAATTTGAATAGTGTTCCAGCTCCACAAAAGCAAACATTATCTACAAATTATTTAGATCTTTCATCTGCGTCAAACGCAGGTTGGGGTCAACAATACGTTCCAGATTTAATGGAAAAAGAGGCTGAGGTTTTTGGACCTCGTACAATTTCAGGTTTTTTAGCGCAGGTTAGTGCTGAAGAATCTATGACTGCTGATCAAGTTGTTTGGTCAGAACAAGGTAGGTTACACATTTCGGTAAAAGGTACAGTTGCTGTATCTGGTTCTACAAACGGTACGTTTACTGTAACAAGTGATATTGATGGTAATACTTCTGGTTTTACTGTTGCTGATCACGGTGTTAGAACTAATGATATAGTACTTATTGCAAGTGATGGTATAGTTACGCCTTGTTTAGCTGTTGATACTGATACAGCTGAGATTCAAGTTGAACCTTTTGATAAAGCTAATTTAGCTGGTCACGCTACAACTGCTGGCGGATCAACTTTATTAGTTGTTGGTTCTGAATACGCAAAAGGAACATCTTACAACGATGGCAACTTTGCTGCTGCTACTTCACGTACTCCAGCTAACGAGCCTAAGTTCCAAACTTTCACTAACAAACCAATTATAATGAAAGATTACTACGAAGTATCAGGATCTGATGCATCTAGAATTGGTTGGGTAGAAGTTTCTACTGAGGCTGGACAATCTGGTTACTTATGGTACTTAAAAGCTGAAGCTGATACAAGAGCTAGATTTACTGACTACATTGAGATGGCAATGCTAGAAAGCGTTAGAGGTTCCAACTCTACTGTTGTTGATACTAGTTTAGGTGCTGCATCTGACGCTGGTGTTGGTACGCAAGGTTTATTTGATGCTATTACTGATAGAGGTAATGTTACTTCTGGTGTAAATGGTGTTAACGCTGCTACTGATTTAGCTGAGTTTGATGCGATACTTGCTGAGTTTGATAAGCAAGGTGCTATTGAAGAATACATGATGTTCGTTAACAGATCAACTAGCTTAGCTATTGATGACATGTTAGCTTCAATGAATTCTTACGGAGCTGGTGGTACTTCTTACGGAGTATTTGACAACTCTGAAGACATGGCATTAAATTTAGGTTTCACTGGTTTCAGAAGAGGTTCTTATGACTTCTACAAGTCTGACTTCAGATACTTAAATGACAAAGCTACAAGAGGTGGTATTAATGATGTTGCAGGTTCTGCTGCTATTAGAGGGGTTATGATTCCTGCTGGTACCTCTTCAGTTTATGACCAAACTGTTGGTGCTAGTATGAAACGTCCTTTCTTACATGTTAGATATAGAGCTTCACAAACTGATGACCGAAGAATGAAAACTTGGGTTACTGGTTCTGTTGGTGCTGCTACATCTGCTTTAGATGCAATGCAACTACATTTCTTAACTGAAAGATGTTTAGTTACTCAAGGTGCTAACAACTTTATGTTAATGAAGTAAACTATTTTTAAAAGACCGGGGCTTCGGCCTCGGCCTTTTATTTTATTAATTTTATTATATATTATATTATGGCAAAAAAACAAGAAACAAAAAAAGAGGTAGAGGTACCTGTTGTTGAAACACCAGTTGTT